ACGGTCTCCCAGTCGACCTCACCACGGCGTCCACGGTGGTCTTCAAGGCCTCCGGGGCGACCGGGGTGGTCATCTCCGGTACCTGCGCGGTCTCCAACGCCACCGCGGGGCAGGTGGACTACTTCTGGACCACGAACGACGCCCTGGTCCCCGCCGGGTTCTACCAGGCCTGGTACGAGGTCACCTTCCCCGGCTCGACCGCGCTGACCGTCCCGAACGGCACCTACCTGGTCCTCCAGATCACCTCAGTGCTCCAGGGCAGCTGGTCCTACTCCGGCGACCCCTCGTCCTCGACGAGGGACGCGGTGCGCTACCACCTGGGTGACACCGACCCCGACGACCCGCTGATGAGCGACGGGGAGCTCGACTACCTCATCACCGACTGGTCGCTGATCTCCACCTCGGCGCGCCTGATCGCCGTCGACGCCGCGGAGAACCTGGCGAACCGGTACGCGCGCGAGGTCACCGTCTCCGCCGACGCCGTCACCGCGCAGCTCCAGGAGCTCGTCGGGAACTACCGCGCCCTGGCCGTCTCCCTGCGCGCGCAGGACGCGAACCGCAACCTGGGCGGCCCCGACCTCGGAGTGGACGCCGACTCCGTCCCCGACCCGTCCGTGCGCCCGCTCAACTTCAGCATCGGGATGCACGACAACAAGCGCTCCGGGCCCACCGCGCCCCAGATCGACGAGTTCTACGGCGGCGTGTGGTGAACCGCGCGGCCCGGGCACGGCACGTCGTGCGCCGGCGCGCCGAGTCCGAGATGAACTGCTCGGTGGTCATCACCCGCCGCCAGCACCGGCCCAATCTCGACCCGGGTTCCCTGGTCGCGACCACGGCCACGTCCAAGACGCTCTACACCGGGCTGGCGTTCATCCACGCCCAGGGCAACGGTCCCGAGGTCCTCGTCGGCGAGCAGGGCATCCCGACCAACTCCACGGTCATCTCCGTCCCGATGGTGAACGACTCCAAGGTCCGCCCGGACGACATGCTCGCGGTGCTGACCTGCGACGAGGACAACACGATGATCGGCCTGGACTTCCGCATCGTCTCCGTCGGCGGCGCCGGGCTGTACTCCGCCACCCGCCAGCTGGCCTGCATCGTGTGGGCCGACTCGCAGCGTTGGGAGCGCCCACAGTGATCTGGCTCGCGGGCAAGGCCTTCGCCTGGTCGTTCGCCATCGTGTTCGGGGTGGTCATCGTCGTGGTGGTCACCGCGGACGTGGTCGACAAGAAGCTGAGGCCCCGGTGAGCGCCGCCAGCGCGGACCTGTTCTCCCTGGCCGATGACCTGCGCTACGCCTCCGGGCAGGGCATCGAGCAGGCCGCCGCCCAGGTGATCCGGCGCGCCGCCGGAAGGGTGCAGTCCGCCGCCATGCAGTTCGCGCCGGTGAAGACCGGGGCGCTGCGGGACTCGATCCACGTCACCTTCACCTCCGCGACCTCCGCCGACATCGGACCGGCCGTCCCCTACGGGCCGTACCAGGAGTTCGGCACCGGCAGCCGGGGCGAGTTCCCCGGCGTCCCGTACCTGATCCGCCCGCGCAACGCCCGGACGCTGTCCTTCGTGGTCGACGGCAAGCGGGTCTTCGCCTCCGAGGTGAAGCACCCCGGTGTCCCGGCCAAGGCTTACATGCGCCGCGGGGTGGTCGCCGCGCTCGAGCCCATGACCCAGGACCTTCTCGAACAGGGCGCCCTGCTCATCACGAGAGGACCGAACGCATGATCGAGCGCTGGCCGTTCACCAAGGCCGTCATCGCTGCCGTCGAGGGCGCCGGCTTCCCCGCGGCTGTCACCGAGCGGCCCCGTGCCGGCGGCTGGCAGGGCGACCCGAACGCGCCGGGAACCACCTTCGTGCCCTACGCGGTCCTGATCCCGCTGGACGCCTCGGGCGGGACATCGAACGGCCCCATCGCCGACCCCCAGGGCGACTGGCGGCTGCCCTACACCGTCACCACCTACACGATCATGTGGGATGAGGCCGAGCAGGCCGCCGACCGGGTCCGGGCCTCGCTGCTGACGCTGGTCCGGGCCGCGATCGCCTCTTCCACCGCGTCATACCGTGTAGTCAAGGTCAACGTGTCCTCCCTGGGGCGCGTCGTCCGGGTCGACCAGACAGACCCGCCGTTCTTCACCCAGACCGATGCCTTCGAGGTGTGGGCCAACAAGGAGCCGTCATGATCAGCACCCCGGTGAACCTCTTCCACGAGCCGACCGGTCGCTACTCCCAGGTGGAGCTGGCGCAGGTCTCCTACTGGGTCGAGGACGGCTGGACGCTGCTCCCCGCCGAGCAGGGCGGCGTGGACGACCTCGACACGGCCCTCGCGGAGCGCGCCGCGTCCGCCGAGTTCGACCCCAATGCGCCCGAGGCGCTCTACCTCGAGTTCGTCGAGGCCCCCAGCTTGGTCGAGCAGGCCGACCAGGCGGAGGCTGACGCCGCCGCCGCCCTGGCTGCGCTCAATGAGGCGCAGGCAGCCTCTGACGCGGCCGCTGCGGCCGCTCAGGCTGCCCAGGACGCCGTCCAGGCCGCTCAGGACGCAGAGGCCGCCGACGCCGCTGCCGGCCTGGCCTCTGTGACCGAGGGTGGACCCGTGGACACCACGCCGGCCGACCCGGCTCCGGTGCCCAAGGAGCCCTCGGCCAACCCCGCGCTGGACTCCGGTCAGCCGACCGAGTCCGCGCAGCCCACCGACGCCGGGGTGGAGGCTCCCGTCGACGTACCAGCGGCGGCGGACGCCGCGCCCCAGGAGCCCGCGGCCGTCCCCGAGCCCGCCCCGGCGACCGACGTCCCCGTCGTGGAGGCCCCGGTGCTCGCGGTCGCCGCCCCTGTGGACACCCCGGCTCCGGTCGAGGCCACCCCGATCGCCGATGCCGTCCCTGCACAGCCTGTGGACATCCCTGTGGACGCCGCTGCGGCGTCCGACGCCCCCGCCGACCCGGCGCCCACCACGGAGGTCACCCCGTGAGCATCTGGATCCACCACAAGGAGCTCGACCGCTACTCCGAGATCGAGGAGGAGTCCCTGCCCGTCTGGGAGGACTCCGGCTGGGTCCAGACGGAGAACCCCGTGGTCGAGGACACCGAGCGGTTCTCTGCCGTCGAGCTCGTCGCCCGCCGCGAGCAGCTGGCGGTGGAGTTCCCCGGCCAGTTCGTCGCCCCGAGTTCGGATCAAGTGATCGAGGACTCGACGGGAACTCCCGTGCCGGACGCCTCGACAGAGCCCGCATCCTTGAATCAGGACAGCGGAACCCCGCAGGAGGACTGACCCATGGCACGCATCATCCCGAACGACGCGAGCTACATCGCGTTCGCGAGCTCGGCTGGCATCGCCTCCGCGTCGCTGATCCCCACGGCGGCCGAGGTCACGGCGGCGGTGAACCTCACCACGTTCATCATGAGCCTGACCGCGACGACCCAGGGCAACGTCCTGCCGACGCCGTCGTTCGACACCCTGTTCGAGACCTCGACGGTCGGCACCTCGAGCTCCTCGTTCTCGGTGGACTGCTACCGCGACGACACGGCGGACACCGCCTGGACCACGCTCCCGCGCAAGACCAAGGGCTTCTTCATCGTGTCCCGCTTCGGCGGACTCGGCGCGCTGCACAAGCCCATCACGGGCGACACCTGCGAGGTCTGGCCCACCATCGTGACCAGCCGCTCGATGGCCGGCATGAGCAACAACACGCTCCAGACCTTCACCGTGACCTGCGCGATCTACAAGGAGCCGAACGAGGCCGCGGTCGTCACCTGATACTTCTCCGGGGTAGGAGAGCCGGAAGGGCTGGGCGCGTCGGGGAACCGCGCCTCAGCCCTTCTGGCGTTCCGGGTGGCTACGATCGGCCCAAGATCACCTACCCGAAGGAGTCCCCATGACCGACGTCGCGACCGAGATCGCCCCCGCCTCCGAGGCCAACGTCCCCGCACCTGTCCCCGCACCTGTGGCACTCGACACCGGCATCCCGCGCGCCACCCTGGGCGACCTCCAGTCCAAGAAGCGCGCGCGCCGCGAGGTGATGGTCGAGATCCCGAGCGAGGACGGCCCCAAGAAGGTCTCGTTCCTCTTCGTCGCGATCAGCCGCAAGGAGTACGACCAGCTGATCGACGCGCACCCGCCGACGAAGGCCCAGATCGCCAAGGGCGACCAGTACAACCTGGACACCTTCGCGCCGACCCTGCTCGCCAACGTCTGCGTCGAGCCTGCGCTGGACGCGGTCGCCTGGGCCGGGTTCTGGAAGTCCTCGGAGTGGTCCCCGGGCGAGCTGATGGGCCTGTTCTACACCGCCGCGGCCCTGTGCAACTCGGGCTTCGACCTGGTCCCTACTACCGCGGGCGACTGAGGAGGGACTCCCAGCTCGCGCTCGAGATGAGCGTGTGCAAGGAGTACTCCATCCCGCACACCACCTTCATGGCCTGGGATCCAGTCGACCAGGCCAAGGCCATCGCCTACCTGCTGCACGCCTCGGAGAAGTGCTCCTTGTGCGGAACCGCAGAATGGGAGTGGGACGAGGCCCAGGGAGGGTCCAGGTTCGCCTACGAGCCGGTGGAGAAGATCTGCATGGGCTGCTACAAGAAGCACGACATGAGTGACGGCGGCCCCGGGTCCTACATGCTCCTGGAGCCGACCGGGACTCAGGCGAGCGCGAAGCGCTTCATCGAGGCCGAGCGCGCCCAGGCTCGCCGCATCGCCGCCAGGAACAACCGTGAGTGACGACACGCGGGACGCCAACGTCCATCTCTCCGCGGACGTCACGGACTACCGCCAGAACGTCCAGAGCGCGGCCGCGGACACCGACAAGCTCTCGTCGGCTGTCGACTCCCTCGCGGCCCGCCTGGACGGCCTGGGGCGGCGCACCTCCAAGAAGCTGACGCTGTTCGCGGCCGCCGACTTCACCATGATGGCCGGCATGGTCGCGATGACGGCCAACCTCGAGAACCAGCTCTCCGCCCTGGCCGGGCAGTCCGCGATCACCGGGCGCTCGATGGGCACCATGACCTCGGGCATCCGGCAGATGACCCGGGACCTGCCCACCGCGCGCGGCGAGATCATCCAGACCGCGACCGCGATCTCCAAGATGGGCGTCACCTCGGCTCGCGACATCACCGGGCTGGCGGAGACCTTCACCAAGACCGCCGCGGCCGCCGGGGAGTCCGCGATCGGCATCGGGTCCTCGATGACCACCCTGTCGCGTCAGATGGGCACCCTGGCCGGCGGCGCGAACCAGATGCAGAAGTTCACCGATTCGCTGCTGCACGTCTCGGCGGTCGCCGGTGTCTCCGCGCAGTCGGTCGCGGACTTCTCCAACTCGATCGCCCCGATCGGCCGGGTCGCTGGGATGAGCCAGACCCAGCTGCTCGGCATGTCCGCCGCCTTCGTCCAGGCCGGCAACGACGGCTACGCCGCGGCGAATACCTTCAACACGATGCTCGCCGACATCACCCGTACCACCACCCAGGGCGGGCCGGGGCTCGGCAAGTACTCGGCGCTGCTCGGGATGACGATCAAGCAGTTCCAGTCCATGCCCGCCTCCGACCAGGTGCTGGGCATCTTCAAGGCGATCAACGACGCCGGCCCCAAGTCGATCGCGATCCTTGACTCGATGGGCATCGACGGGATCAAGGCCGCTCGAGCGATCCAGACGATGGCGGCGCAGTCCGGCGGCCTGGAGAAGCTGATCCAGACAGCGACCGGGTCCTACGGGGACAACTCGACGACCACCGGCTCCACGGCTGCGATGAGCGGCCTGGTCGACCAGATGGGCCGGTTCAAGAACATCGCGGAGGACATGGGCACCTCCATCGGCCAGGGCGTCATCACGCCACTGACCGGTGCCCTCAACGTGCTGAACAACATCCTGGGCCAGGCGGCCAAGGTCACCGGGGTGTTCTCCGCCGGGGGAGCCCTGGCGGGCGCCGGCGGGCTGGTCACCGGCGGGGCGGGGATGATCGGCACGATCGCGTCCTATGCCGCGATCCCGGCCACCCTGAACTGGCTGAAGAACACCAAGACGGTCGGCGCGTTCCGCGAGGCGCGTCAGGCAGGGATCGCCAACCGCCTCGGCCTGCCGGTCTCGATGGGGCACTACGTCGACCGCTACGCCAACCCGCTTCCTGGCGAGGAGGGGCACAACCCGAACGTCGGAAACGCCAGCCGGTTCGAGCGGTTCGCCTTCCAGGGGGGTGTGGGCCTGGGCAACCAGTTCGGCGCTCCCAGCACTGGTGTGCCGATGTGGCAGCGGGCGGCCGGGATCCCGCTCCGCATGATCACCACGGGTGCGAACCTCCAGCGCGAGTTCTACCGCGAGTCCCGGATGCCGGGCTACACCCGCGGCGGCGGCATGGACTTGATCAACTCGCTCAAGAAGAACGTCACGGCGAACGAGGTCCTGACCCGGTCGGCGTACGGGACTGCCAAGGCGCTCGCCAAGCTTGAGCTGACCGCCGCGGGCTCGGGCGTCTCGGCGGTGGGCTCGGCAGCGGGCAGGGGGCTCAAGAGGCTCGGCAGCGGCGCGATGGATCTGCTCGGCGGGCCCGCCGGGGTCGCCCTGATGGCCGGCCTCGGTGCCCTCCAGCTCAAGTCGATGAGCGACAAGCAGAACCAGGAGATGGCCGACCGGGCCACCACCGACCAGTTCTACAACCAGAGCGCGATCTACTCGAGCGCCCTGGGTCTGGCGACCACCAACCTCCAGGCCTTCACCGGGTCGCTGACCACCACGGCCAGCGCGGCCAAGACGGTGGCGGAGGCGCTGCGTAGGGCGTCGCAGACGGCCATGGGCACTCCGATCACGAACACGAACGTCAACGGGATCACCACCGCCGCGCAGGGAGCCGCGTACCTGCGCAGCCTGGGCAGCAAGGACCCCCAGGTGATCCAGTCGGCCGCCGCCGACGTGAAGTCCCGACTCGGGGACACCGAGGGCCAGAAGGCC